TCCACCTGCTCCACCCATACCGTCACGTCCTGAAGGATGCGGTATATGACCTTCGTCTGCTCCAGGCTCTCCTGCTCCTCCAGCATCCTCACTTGTCCCGGGCTGATTCCGATTACATTCCATCCGGTCATTGTCAGCCCTGTTGCTGCGAATATCTTGTCAATGTTCCCTTCAGTAAGCGATATGACGTCCGCAAGTTTCTCGTCGGATACGCACTCAATGGTGCAGGTGATTCTGCGCACCGCGTTGTCCTTTGTCAGAGGCTCGGACTCCACCACCGAGTGGATCTCCACTCTGGGATAGGAAGCCGTTCCCCCTATCTTCACGCCGTTCCTGCTCAGTGCCTGACGCAGAGCTTTCACTGCTCCTGCTATCGCCGTTCTGAATGTCATTTGTCTATTGCCTTTTTAATTTCGGCCTCAATCTCCCTGAGGGCCTTGTTCTGCTCGCTGTCAACTGCGGGCTTGAAGAATGCGTGGGGCCTTGTCCCTACCCGGCTTATCGCTCTCGCAATAAGGAATCCCACTGACCTTGCGTTCTTCGCCGGTACCCTGAGCTTCTTATGTGCCCAAGCCTCCATCGGTGCTATCGGTGGCCAATGAGCCCTGCTTCCGTATTCCACCGCAGCCGCATAGCCTCTTTCACCCTGATCGCTGAAGAATCCCGCATCCACACTTCCATCGCCGTTCTTCTGCGTTCTTCCGGACTGGGAGAGACGTCCGGTATTGTTTATCGGCCCTCCGTTGTGGCCGTTCACTCTTAGATTCCTCTGCGCCGCCCCGATTATGACCATTCCGGCCTTCTCAAGAGCCGTAACGGATACCTTGTCGGTATCCTTCACGATCTTGTCAAGGTTGGAATAAAGCCTGTCCTCGCCGTCAACTTCCATCACGCCGGATTGTCTATCTGGTACCAGCCAGTAATCTTAGTTATTCTTCCCCTCATGTCCTCATTCTCAGGGTGGGAGAAGTTAACGTTGTGCCCTCTCCACCTGATACCATCGTATGCAAGGCATACACTACGGAATTCTATTTCCAGTCCGATCACATCTGCCTGCTGAAAGGTGAGCATGGTCTTGGTCGCCGACATCTGTCTCACCATTGCCCTTACCTCAAGGACATCGGCAGTAGCGCCTATGCTCTTGTGGCCGTAGTCATCCACACTCACCGTTGATTTGGTGAGGGTGACAGGCTCGGTGTACCTTCTTGCTCCTATGGGCTCCCTTAACATTGGCAGAGGATTTGTGCGAGCTTGGCGGAGTCTCCTCCGTCGTAGAGCTCAGTTGCATACTCAAATGCCACCGGCAGAAGCTTCTCGTATTCTACGGGAAGGGACTTGGTGGTGTACTCAATAACCACGTCCTCCATACCTTTCACGAAGATGAACTTCCCGGCCCTCTCGAAATTCAGACTGTTACCCTTTACATCCTTGACTGATAAAACGGTATCCACGCTCTGATAGAGACGTATTGGGGAGTCATCCTCGCGGGACGATATGGTAAGACGCAAAGTGCAATCAAGCAGGCTGACATCCGCAGCTTCCTGGACGGTGAGCATGGCCCTTTTGAGGATCCTCTCAAGGACTGAGTGTGTTGCGTCCGCCGGAATGCTCGCATACTCAAAAAACATCTCGTATGCGTCAAATCCGGGCTCGGAGCTTTGGAGTGTGGTCAGCTTGATCATTTCTTTTTTCCTTTGGTTGTTTTGGTCTGGACAGCTTGGGCGGTCTGGGATGCCGATTCCTCGGCCACCTTCTCCCAATAACCCTCCTTGACCATGTATTCGGTAATAGGACCTTCAGGCAGGTCTCTGAGTGTACCTACCTGAAGTCCGTCATGTGCTTTGATTACCCTGAACATCCTGATTAGGAGTTAGAGTGAGTCTCAACCTGGTTGCTTGCGTTGACTGCGCTTGCGAGCTTGTCTGTGCCGGTCTTGATGCCTGCGAGGTTAGCTGCGTTGCCTGCCTTTGTGAGGGCTGCGATAGCGGTTGTCACACTTGCAACGTGAATGATACCCTTCTTGTGAGATGTGGGCACCTTTACCTGGCAAGCCTTGCGGAACCATACCTTGTATCCGTCGATGGAAGGTACGCGCTCGAATTCAAGCTCGTATCCGTTGCCTGCGTAAACCTGTGCGCAGTTGGTATCCATGATGAGCATCTCACCTGCGGGTACGCGGTCAGAAGGAACGATCTTGACGTTTCCGAGGGCTGCGCGTGCCTGGTCATAGAGATAACGTCCGTTGGCGTCCTTGAGGCCCTTGATTGCTGCCTCCTCTGCGTATGTCACGAATGCGACGTCAGCGCGGAAGCCTTCCTTTGCGATCTGAGCTGCAGCGTCGATGATGACGTCAGCCTCGTTTGCGTCGATGATCTTGCCGGCAGCGAGAGCGCTGAAGGCTGTACCGTTGTACTTGAGACCGTAGATCTTCTTGGGAGCATCAGCGTCTGAGCCGACACCGAGAAGGATGTCGTTGTCAATCTTGTTGGCGATGATTCTCGCACCCTCGTTGACGCAATAGTCATAGATCTGCTGGAACCAATCCTCAATTTCAGTTGAGATTGTCATGTAGGTTGCAACCTTACCGAACTGACGTGTTTTCTCATTGAATGAGCAGCTTGACTGGTTGGAGTTTGTTGCAAGCTCGTCAACGTAGTCAACTACGGGAGTTGTTGAAGCCTCCACCCATCCGAGCTTGTTGCCGGTACGTGGACGGAGACCGAGAGTGGCGATAAACGCCTGAGGCTGTGCAGGTGCTGCATAGAGAGCAGGGTCAACTGCAACTGAGAGGAAGTTGTTGGGAGTGATGCTTCCGGTGGAAACGTCAGTCTTGATTTCGAGGCTGAGGTCGAAGCGGTCGGCCTTCTCGCCTACGAGTTTCTCAATTCTTTCGCGGCTGGCCTCGAGAGCTGCCTTGAATGCTGACTTGAAGTCGTGGATTGACTCAGCCTTTACGCTGATCTTCAAATCCTCGATTGTCTTCTGCTGCTCTTTCATTGACTTGTCGAGGTTGTCGATTGAGTCCTGGGCGTTCTTGAGCTCCTCGCCCTTCTTGTCGAGCTCACTCTTGAGCTCCTCGGCCTGTGCCTTAGCTGCTTTCAACTCGGCAGCCTGTGACTCCATTTGAGCCTTGATTTCTTCAGGTGTCATGTGATTTCTGATTAAGTGTTTGTATTCATAAGGCACCGCTAAATGCGGGCGATTATTTCTTCATTGATGGCCGTTTTCAGCGCGTCAAGCTCATCATAGGTCATTTCCTTTAATCCCTTGCGGAAGTCCTCGGATTTGGCGTCCAAAAGCACGGCCTTGGGGTTTGCGGCCCTTGTCACCGGAGATACCTCCACCACGGTGACCGCGTCAAGCACCCTGATGCTATCCTGATAGCCTTCACGTTTCTCGAAGTGGTACTCATCCGCATAGTATCCGATGGAGAATTCATTGACCGCACCGGACTTAAGAAGGAGCTGCACGTCCTTGCCCTTGCTGGTGGGGAGCACGTCAGCTTCGCAGAGAAGCCCGATGGCGTCAGTCTTGATGTCGGTGATCATTCCGATGACCTCGCTGCGGTCATGCTGGTAGCAGAGATGGATGCGCTTGCGGTCCTCTCCCTTGAGGAAATTGTCGAATGCTCCGGGGACTATGACGTCACCCCAGGAGTCCACGTTGTCGAAGGCGGCTCCGTAGAAGGTGATATGAAGGCTTCCGTCCTCTTTCTCCTCCTTGGCCTCTATCTTCGCTGATTTGAATTGGAGTTCTTTGTCCATATTTTTGCTTTTTCCGCAAAGGTGGACTATTAGTACTGCGTGAGAGGGATTTACGATGTACCACTTTTGTCCACAAGAAAAAAGGAGGGCCGTTTGGCTCTCCCTTTATCACTTGGGCATCCGTATGCAGCTGCAGGCGCAGTTGATTATCTCCGAGGCCGGAGGATTGAGTGAGCTGTCGTGCGGATAGAGCATCCGGCAGTCCTCCAGCTGGAAGTATTCCTCCTGATCCACCACCGTTCCGTCCATCACGAGATGCGTATCCCTTGTATTCGTAAGTCCCGAGGTGCACCATTCCTTGGTGAATCCTATGTCGAGGGTCTTGGCTGCGAGGTCTCCGGCTTCTGCGAGGGAGATCATTGTCTCCGTCTGGGTGATGCGCCTCACCTGCCATAGGGCAAGCTCATCATAGCGCTTCATCACTTTCCTTGCGAATTGTTCTATTCCGATGTTGATGTCCGCCTCCAGCTCATTGTCCAGAATCTTCCTCAGATCATCCTTCAGTGTTCCGGTAACGGATACGATGTTTTCTCCGGCCCTGTTTTTTGCGTATGTCCTTATCGCCTTCTCCCATTCTCCGGAAGGGGACTCCGCCTTTGCGTTGGTCATGTCCCTTGTGGTGGAGGCCGCCTGGGGGAGTCCGGTATTGACGTACAGGTCTTCCCACCACTTGGGTAGATAGGTCTCACTGATGAGGGAAGGGACTATGAATCTCCACTGCGAGCGGTCATAAACATCCATGCAGATTTCAAGGACCCTGCGGACCTCCTTGTGGCGCAATTTGAGAAGCCGGGAGTTATAGACTGCCCCCACCTTCAGTCCCTTGCGCCTGAGGTAGTCCTGGTGTCTGCGCTGAGATGGTGTGATCCTGCGTTTCATTCGCTGATGTCGAAGTCCATTTCATTGCCGAATGACATCCCCATCGGAATCATAGGCTTGTCGGCGTATTCCTTCTCAATCCTTGCGTATCCGTTGGCCTCGCGTCTTTCATTCAGCGAGGCGTACATCTTGCCGAGTACATCCTGTATATCAGCTGCGGAATCCTTCAGGACATCTATCTTCTCGGTGTTGATCGACAACTTGTACTGATTGCCCAGTCCGAGGTAGTGGAGGAAGTCTTCAGCGAATTCATTGGCCATAGGTATTGCCAGCTGCTCATAGAGAGTCTTCTTCGCCTCCTTGGCGTTCTCGTACTTGGACTGACCGAGGTAGATGTCCACCGGCACCTTGTAGAGAAAACAAAGGACGTACATGGCATCCTTGTGGCTTTCAAGGATGGAGAGGTCGGCAGGCTTTTCTCCCAGCTGGTGCACCTCGATAGCGGTCTTCATCGCTATGTTCTTGTTCACGTTCTTGCCGGAGTTGAGCTTCTGCTCCATGTCCTCCAGGTAGGCCGGAAGGGGAGCGAATGATGTTGATGCGGCAGGAGTGATGAGGTTGGCCGGTCCTCCGTTCTTGAGCGAGGTTGCCTGACGATTCATTGCGCGGTCCATAACGGTGAGGTAGACTGCGGCTGCAGCCACCTTGCTCTGGCCGAAGAATGACGTATCGTCAAGGTTGTAGTCGAATGATTGGAACACCTTTCCGTCCAGCTCTATCCGGTTGTTTCCGGTGCCCATCAGCATGATTCCCTTGAAGGGCTTGTCATAGCCACCCTTCTCGATAGCCACCTTGTAGGAGGGGATGATGTACATCTCCTTGGGTGTGCGGTCCTTTCCCACTCCGAGAGGTGCGTAGGTGAATGCGTCACCGAAAAGAAGCTTGTTGATTGCCCAGGCGGTGAAGAATTTGCGCTTCGTGAATCGGTCATTGGGACGTGAGAGCAGATTAATGATGGGGGAGTTCTCGATGTATTCCCCGCGCTTGATGTCGTACAGCTCCAGGT